TATCAATTTCTTGATAAAATTCTTCATCACTTGGATCATATCCTTCTCCTTTGAGTTCTGCATCTATTGCTAAAGCAGCAGCAGTTTTAATATTATCTTGTCCAAACCAAGAATTTTTAGCAGCCCATTCTTCGGCCAAAGGATCATTTTTAGATTGAACCTGTGGTTGAGGAATTTGTTGCTGTTGAACTGGAGCAGGTTCTGGTTGATTTTCATATCTTATCTTTGCTGTTGATACTTGTTTTAAATCATTCTGTGCTTCATTCAACATCTCTTGTGCTTTAAGAACTCTTTCTTTATCTCCTTCTTCAAAGGCTTCCATATAGACGGATCTGGCAAGCTCAAGTTTATCATTTAATTGTTTTTCAGAAGCATCAAGACTTAATTTATTTACCTCGTTTACTTCTTTATCTTTCGTTCTGAGGCTATTACCTAGTTCCTCATTTTTTTGGATGAGAGCAGCAATCTGTTCATCACGTTCTTTTCTTTGTCTTATTAGTTGTCTTATTCTTTTTTCAGCACCTTTTGTTTCTATACCTTCTAACTCTGGTGCTTTTTCTTCTTCTTCTTTTTGAGGTTCTGGTTCTGGTTCTGGTTTAGCTTCTACTTCAGGTGTAGCTTCTTCTTCCTCTCCTTCTACCTCAAATTCAACTTCTTTCTGCTCCTCATTCGGGATCTCTACTTCACCCCAATCTTCTTTTTCTTCACTCATATTTACCTCCGTTGTGTACGAGTCAACGATTTAACGTAACTATATTATACCATAAAATTAACTATTTCACAAATTAAGCTGACCCTTTAGTTAAATTAAATGTTGGGTCAAGATCTTTTGGATCTTCTACTTTCATAGTAATTTGATCATCAAAGAGTAAAATAAATCTTACTCCCTTATAAAATAGCTTAGTTCCTGTATGCTTACCGTAACATACATGATCTCCTACATTACACCATGCTCCAGCAGGAAACTTATCTTTATCCATATAAGCTAGATCACCAAGAGCTACTACTCTACCTACTGTAGTAAGGTATGACATATCTTCTTTGGTTGAATCTGGTAGAAGAATACCACCTTTAGTTTGGCTCTTAACAGACACTGGACGTATCAGGACATGAAATCCCGGCAGTTCAGGCAATACTTCTGGATCTGCTACTTCCTCTGGATCTGTAATCCATAGATCATTTTTAACGGACTTTCCCATTTGTACTTGTTGCATTAGTCTTCATTTTCTCCATATGTTCGTTTTTTAATAATATCAGTTATATTTTCTCTAGCCCACTCAAGACTTTGTATTGATCCTACAACTTGTCTATAGTGAGCATAATCTTCAGCCGTACCATTACCTAAATGTATTCTTAACTTTTGAATTTCATTTGCAAGTTCTTGTATGACTTCATCCCAGATATCCATCTGGTATTAAGATCCTTTCTTAGGCTTTGGTGCTTCCCAAGAATCTTTGTCCCACTCATTAAGTACAGATCTTATGTTACGACCACCTGTCACATCTTGTGAGTAGGCATCACCAAAAGATTTAGAACTGTCCTTTACATGAGAGGGATAACCCTTACCCTTCTTCATTTCCATTTTTAGTCTCCTTCTTAGTTTGTTCTACTGCCATTTTAACAAGAGCATCAAGACCTTCACGATCCTCTTGTGAAGTTACCTTTAATTCTTCAATGCTTACTTTAGATAGTACATCCATTTCTTTTATTTTTTCTTTACTTTGTCTATCTTTTTCTGCTTTCTCTTTTTTAAAGTTATCTGTGGCTCCAGCTTTAAGTATATCTATTATTTGTTCGTTCTCATCAAGCTCAAGTTGTTTATTCTTAATTTCCATTTCAGCAGCTTGAACAGCAGTATCAGACTGTAATTTCTGTTTCTGTAATTCTACCTTGGCTTGTTCAAGAGCTACTAGCTGTTGTTCTGGAGATTGTGCCATGCCAGCAGCTTGATTAGCATTCATAACCTGTTGTGCTGCTTGAGCCATAACCATCTCTACTACAGCAGGATTCTGTTGTTGTTCTGGAGGTAACTGTCCTATAGTTTGCTGTGCCATACCATTCATTTGTTCTTGATACTTCATTACAGAATGCTCTTGTATATTAGCTTCAAGTATAGGACGTATTCTCTGCATAATAGGATTAGCACCATTCATAGGATCTTGCAGGTATGCCATCTTGGTTTGTATATGGGCATCATGATTTTGCCCCGGAAATGCTGCTATTGGTATTCCCTTGGTAGCAGCCATAATATCAGATACAGGGTCCATAGGTTTAGGTTCTATCTTTGGAGGAAGTATCTGTTCCAGATTAGGCATATTGGCTGCATTAAGGATTGTTCTATTTAAAGCCTCAAGATTAAACATACCGGGTGGTGACTGCTGTGCCATTTGCAGAGCCATATTAGCCATCATCATACGGTGAGCATTAGAAGGTATATTAGGATCTGATACTGGAATAATATCTATACGTCCATCAAAATCACTTTTAAATATACTACGATCTTCATAGGGAACATCATAAGGATATTCATTTGGTAGATAATCATAATCTATCTTGGCTAGTATTCTAAACTCATCCTTTTGAGATTTATGTAGTCGTTTATGTATAGCTGTAAAGAACTTACTGCTAGCTTCTAATAAAGCCATAGTTGTTCCAACAGGTCCATAGGAGGCAGCATCAGAGACTATCTGCTCTGTGCTGTCTGCAAACCTCTGACCAGCAGAAGTTACAAATGAAAGCATTGAGAATAGAGTCGAGGAAGGCTCTTTATAGGGGAGAGGAATAATAGCCTTAGATAAATCTACTCCAGTTGCTTCAACCTCCTTGAACTCACCGGGGGATATAGGTTCGTTATCACCAACCATCCTAAGTCCCTTGGCTTTAAAACCTCCCGGTAAATTAGCAAACTGTCCTGCATCTATAAGGGATCTCATTGCAGCAGTTGCACTCATAGTAAGATTACCAAGGAAGTGTATAAGTCCTAGTCCGTAGAAACCAAATCCGGGTACAAATCTGTAGTGAACAAAGTGACTACGTTTTTCCATATTAGGATCATTCTGTTCATAGTTTCTACGAATACTTAGTACCTGTCTGCTCTGTTCTTCTACAGTTACGATATAAGGTAGAGACTGATCTTTACCTTCTATATCAAGATAACAATGTTGTTCCAGTAAAATATACTGTGGATCTTTATCAGAGCTAGGGGATATACCTAGTATCGTGTCCATCTTCTCTGTAAAGGAAGTAATATTTGTTTGATTTGGATCTGGAAGTTCAACATCTTTATATACACCAGCACGTACATCTCTTTCTATTTCTACAGGACTACGATAGATAACATGTGTATAACGATCTGCATTCCTAAGATCTGTAGCAAAGTAAGACACATAGAATTGATCTATAGGTATAAACTCTGATACTGGACGTTTAAGAGTTGAATCATAGTATGTCTTTTTAAATGCTGATCCTATCAGGGGAAGATGAAACAGCATTCTTTCAAACTCATCAAAGTATTCTGGCATCTGCTCAGTTACCTGATAGTTCATAAAGTTCTGTACTCTATTGGCTTGCATCTCCTTCTCTGGAGTTGACTTACCAAGTATATTAGCTTTTACAGGACCAGAACTAGGAAAGAGTTCTCCTGAAGCTTTGGCTTGAAACTTTACAGCAGACTCAATAAGAAGTGGATGTACGGCTGTACATGCTCCTTCAAAAGGCTCTGACCCCGGCTCAAGTTTAAGTCCCAGTAATTCAAAACCTCTTTCAAACATAGACTCCCATTCACCTCTTGAGTCTTTATCTGCCTGATAGGTTTCTATTACATCCATAGATATAGAAAATAAATCTTGTTCATCCATATCTTCTGAAAGATCACCATACCATTCTGCAATCTCTTCAGAAGGTTCCATTAATATTTCTGCTTGATCAGAAAAATCTACTGTAACTCCACCATCATCTTCTACCTGAAAGGTAGCATTCATATCTGTTTCTTCTTCTGGAGCTATAGGAATTACATTAGATACTTCCTGTGGTATCTGCTCAAATGGATTTCTTTCTGTTGCCATGATTTATACTAATGTCCCTGTCATTCTTAATCGTTCTTCTTCTGGTATATCTTTATAGAGTCCTGCAAGTAGTTTATCTAAAAATGGATTACTTTCAGGTATTTTAGATTCTCTTGTAACTAAACTAGCTACACCTGTAGGTTTTGTTTCTTCTTCTACTTTTTTTAATTCTTTTTTAAATTTTTCTACACCCGGTGCTTCTGGAGCTAATGATCCAACAGATAAACTTGCATCATAAGTAGGATCATCTTCAGGAGATACATAGGTAATCTTTCCATCATTATGGATGTGTACTCCCTTTCCATCTATTTCTCCAACAGCTATAATACCAGCAGCTCTTGCAAATTTTTCTCCTAACATCGTAGAGAATACTCCGGGTATTCCTCCTGTTTGTCTAACCTCAGACATGATATTTCTAGCAGCTTCTTCTTTTCTTTCATTTTTTTGTTCTGTTGTTAGACCTTCTATTTTATCAATCTCTTTAACTTTATTTGAGTATTTAGCTATTGCACCTTGTCTCTTCATTTCTGTTTGAGCAGTTTCTGGAGTATAACCTGCTAATCTAGATAATCCTTCTGCACTTACAAACTTACCGTCTTTATCATAGATACCTGTAACATACTCACCTTTTGTAAAGTCTAATCCCTTTCTTGCTTGTTCTTCTATTTCTTTATCAGTACGAACAAAAGGTAAATTTCTAGCAAGAAAATCAGGAACAAGTTTTTCTAAAGCATCTAATGTACTAGGAGGTTCAGCAGGTAGAAAACCTAAAAAAGCTTCTGCTGCTGTATCTACAGTACCTATTTTTTCTCCTTCTTCTTGTCCTAGTCCTCGTAGTACAGCTAATCTATCTTGATCATCAACACCTATACCAAACTCTCCATAAACATCAGGTATTCCTATTGTATCAGGATCAACAGCCCCTGTTAAATCAGCTAAATCAGGAGGTGCTACATCATCTTCATAACTGGTTTGACCATTAGTTTGTCTATAGACCATAGGCATTCTTTGTATGGAAGATAAGCCACCACCTTTTGCTGCTTCTAAAGTAAGAGGACCACTAGGAGAATAATTTTTAGGAGTATATGTTCCTCTTTCTGGTTCTGGTCGTTCTTCTTCTTTTAATCTTTGATCTAATCTTTCTGCTTCAAGTGCATCCATTGCAGCTTTTATTTTATCTGTTGAGTGTATATTTCTTCCATCT